TATTTTTGCATCACCTTCAAAATCTAGAGTAAGAAATTTACAATCAATTGGTAGAGGATTGAGAACAAGTGATACTAAAGATAAGTGTAATTTATATGATATTGGTGATGATTTGACTTGGAAATCTAAAAAGAATTACACATTATTACATATGATAGAAAGAATTAAAATTTATAATGATGAACATTTTGAGTACAAATTACTAAGGATCCCATTACAATGAACACCGAAAATTTAAGGGTAGTTAAATTGGTTAATGGAGAAGATATAGTATGCGAACTTATGAAAACAACTGACGGCGTTTCTGTCTCCGTTTCCAATCCAGTATTATTACATCAAGTAAAAATACCAATTGGTAGAACCATGGTTGAATCATATGTTTTATCAGCTTGGTTGCCGTTATCAATAGAAGAACCTATAGATATAGCTATTCGAAATATAGTTGTATCAAGTAAACCGAAAGAATCACTTTCTGATAATTATACTAAATTTATAGAAACATTGGCTGAGGAAAAGAAGGAAATTGTAAATGATTCGAGTAATGAAATAAGCGAAACAAATATAAAAGATTTGATAGATAGATTTATTAACAACACTGAAAATGAAGACCAAAATGACGACATCCTCACTAGATATACAAGAAGTGGAAAAACTATCCACTGAGATAGTAAAGGCAATTCCAACCTCTTCTCATTATGTAGATAACAAAAAGTTTCTACAAGCACTTATTGATTATAAAAAAAGTGTAGATGAAGCCAAAGAACGAGGTGAGGAAAATCCCATAGTCCCAAACTACATAGGTGAGTGTTTTATTAAAATATCTACACATTTATCATATAAATCCAATTTTATTAATTATACATTTAAAGATGATATGATATCTGATGGTATAGAAAACTGTCTGACAGCAGTTGCTAAATTTGATCCAAGTAAATCATCTAATCCATTTGCATATTATACTCAAATTATTTACTTTGCATTCTTAAGAAGAATAGCCAAAGAAAAGAAACAGCAAGCAACCAAATATAGATTAATTGAGAATATGGATATTGATTCCATTATTCTTCAAGAGCATGATAGTGGAGATTTTAATAATCAATTTGTAGATTACTTAAAACGGCAAATGGATAATATAGATATCGATAAAAGAATAATATCTATGCCTAAAAAGGTTAAAATAATTCCAGAAGATGATTCAAATCCGCTTGATCTTGACAACTAAATACTATATAATATATTATTAATTTACTGAGGTTATAATGGCAAAACTTAAAGTATCAGAATTATTTTATTCTATTCAAGGTGAAGGTCGCTATATGGGCGTACCTAGTGTATTTTTAAGAACATTTGGGTGCAACTTTACTTGTGATGGGTTTGGTATGCCTAAAGGAGAAAAGAGCAATGAAAGAAAAGAAATTGCAGTTGTTGCACATATGTATAACAACTATAACGAATTGCCTCTTGTTCATACGGGGTGTGACAGCTATGCTTCTTGGGATCCTGATTTTAAGCATCTTTCTCCCGTACTTGATACTAATAGCATTACCCATACAATTATGGATATTCTTCCTCACAAAAGATGGGAAGACGAACATCTCGTAATCACTGGCGGCGAACCATTATTGGGTTGGCAAAGATCATATCCAGATCTTTTAGATCATGATAGCAATCGAAGATTAAAAGAATTGACATTTGAAACAAATGGCACACAGAAATTGACTCAAGAATTTAGACATTATCTTTTGGATTGGGCATTAAATCCAAGATGGTGTAGAAAATCGCAAAACAATTTGACATTTTCCGTATCACCTAAACTATCAGTATCGGGTGAAAAATGGGAAGATGCTATTAAACCAGAAATTGTTGCTGAATATGAATTTACAGGTTATACATATTTGAAATTTGTAGTAGCAACAAAAGAAGATGCAGAAGAAGCTGAGCAAGCGGTAAACGAGTATCGCAAAGCAGGCTTTAAAGGTCCTGTATATTTAATGCCATTGGGCGGAACAACGGATCTATATTCTTTAAATAATAAGAATGTTGCAGAATTGGCAATGAAAAAGGGTTGGAGATACTCTGATAGATTACAAATCCCATTGTTTAAAAACGCATGGGGAACTTAACTAATATCCGCTTAAGGAAGGATTAAAAATGTCATTTAATAAAACAAAAACAGACTCGGCTTTGGGTCTAGCAGTTCACGAACATCTAGTTAAAATGGGAGTAGAAACACCCATGTCTGATGATCCATTCATTAAAGAATATGATCGCACTCTAAAAATTGATATTATTACAAATCAATTTACAGAAATTATGAGAACATTGGGGTTGGATTTGACAGATGATAGTCTTATTGAAACACCTAAACGTGTTGCTAAGATGTATGTTAACGAAATCTTTTGGGGATTAGACTATACGTCATTCCCCAAATGTACAACTGTTGACAATAAGATGAAATATAATGAAATGGTAGTGGAACGTAATGTCAATGTACAATCTAATTGTGAGCATCATTTTGTAGTCATTGATGGCCTCGCAACAGTTGCATATGTTCCAAAAGATAAAGTGCTCGGTCTAAGTAAAATTAATCGTATTGTGGAATACTTTAGTAAGCGTCCGCAGATTCAAGAAAGATTGACAGAACAAATCTTTCATACATTACAATTTATTCTCGCCACAGAAGATGTAGCAGTTATGATTGATGCACAACATTACTGTGTTAAATCACGCGGTGTTGAAGACACGGGTAGTTCAACAGTAACTACAAGACTTGGTGGCGGATTTAAAAATGATCCAGCTGTCAGAAATGAATTTTATCAAATTGCAAGGGCAGGTTGCAAATCATGATTATTTTAGAATGGACAATTGTTGGTTTCTTTAGTGCTATAGGTTGGTGGAGCGCCAATCATTATGTAATAGAACCCCATTTTCCACAAAAAATAGAACAAACTGAAACATCTAAAAATGCGGATTAATTCAGAACACATAGTATTCAAATGAAACCCACTATTGCCTTATTCATAGCCGACCCCAAGTGCTCAGTGCAAAGTGGCAATGGAATAATTAAAGCTTTGGGTAAGCATTATAATTTTAAATTATTTAGTAAGAATGAGGTAGAAGATGGGTTTTTTAATAATGTTGATCTTGTGGCCTTGCCTGGTGGTTTTGGCGATGCAAATAGTTTTTCTAACCTTTTCAAATTTAACGGTAATGCTATACAAAATTATGTCAATAGTGGCGGTCGTTATCTTGGTATCTGTATGGGTGCTTATTGGGCTTCACACCTTTACTTAGATCTATTAAAAGATATAAAAGCTGTTCAATATATAAAAAGACCAAATACTGATACAAAAAGACCGCATGCCAAAAATATAAGTATTACTTGGAAAGATAAACCAATGAATATGTTTTGGTATGATGGATGTGCTTTAGTGGGCAATGGAAAAAAAGAAATTATTGCAACCTATGCAAATGGCGACCCCATGGCAATTATACAAAATAGAATAGGGTTAATTGGTTGCCATCCTGAAAGCGAACAATTTTGGTATGATGGTTACAGTTGGATGAAGAATAAATATCATAATGGCACACACCATAAAATATTATTAGAATTTGTAAATGAATTAATGGAAAAATAAAAATGACAGTTAATGTAATGGTCGACTTAGAGACAATGTCCACACGAGCAGATGCAGCTATATGTTCTATTGGTGCAGTAAAATTTGAAGGATCTGCAATTTTGGATACATTCTATTGCACTATTGATATTAAAACTTGTAAAGATGCAGGCTTAAGAATATCTAAAGAAACAGTCAAGTGGTGGTCTGAGCAAAATAAAGAAGCGTTTAGAGAATTAACTAGAAACAATATCACATTAGAAGAAGCATTGGATAAATTTGCAGAATGGTTCGGATCTAAAAGTCTTAAAATATGGGGCAATGGCGCAGTATTTGATAATACAATTTTGGCAAATGCTTATTTTGCCACAGGCAGGGAACCACCATGGAAATGCTGGGATGATAGATGTTATCGCACAGTAAAGAATCTATTCAACTGGATTCCTGCAGATCAACGAGAAGGCACATATCATAATGCTTTAGATGATGCCATGTATCAAACAAAACACTTAATTAAAATTCTCGGTGAATGATTTAAAAAATATTATTCTATTAATAGGATTGGGGCTATTTTTAATTGTAGAAATATCCTTAATAATATTAGTAATAGGTGCGATATTATACTCAATAATTATATGAATACATACAAAAAACGAATTGCCTTCTGTATTAGTGACCAACATTTAGTCCCGCATGGTGGTATTGGACAATTTGCCAAAGGTTTTACTGAAATGGCAAAGAATTTAAATTGGAAAGTAGATATTATTTCCGATAAAGCACAATCAAATGAATTTGCAAATTTGGTGCAATCATTGGGTGCGAATTTAATATCCCCCGATACCCCAATGTCATATTCCAATCATACTGGAACATTTGCATTTACTGATTCAATCAATTTTGAGAAGATGCTTAATTTTAGAAATGCCCTAATGAAAGCATTTCACACCAACATCTATGATATGATTATTTGCAATTCATTAGAAGGCATGCCTGCAGTAATATCATTTGATCTTAATAGATATATTCCAGTAGTACTTTATACCCACGAAGAGAGCATGGTATTTAGGGATACGAGAAAATTCAAAGGTGTATTTACTGAAAGCTGTAATGAGTTTTTTAATAATCTAATGAATTTAGAGAATGTGTATATTGGCACACAGTCTCCTAGAAACGTAAATGAGATTAAAAATAACGGCGGGCAAAATGTTTTCAATCTAAGTATGCCTATGTCTGAAAGAATGCTTTTAGAAAAGTATACAGGTGAAACTAAAGGTGTTCTTTATATTGGTCGTTGGGAAGACAGAAAGAATCCAGAAGCATTTCTTAAAGTAATTAAAGAAACCGGATTGCCTGCAAAGATTATGACCAATGCCAATGGCAAACGAAAATTTGAAGCACGCCTTGCCGAGTTAGATATTAAAGATTACGAAATTAAAGCAAGCATTGTGGGTGAGGAAAAAGTAGAATTTATTCGTTCATCAAGAGTTCATTTTAATCCATCACTAAGAGAAAATTATCCATTTACATTCTTTGAATGTCTTGGTCAAATGCCATGTGTTGTTATTGATAAATCCGAATGGGTAACCAATTTTGACAGTAAATACTATCACAGAGACGCATTAGATAAATGTGCTGGGATTGTTACTAAACTATATAATCAAGACAATTCTGAAAGAAATGAATCTGCGAGGCAATATGTGCATGGTTTGGATTTTAGAACAGCTCAGCAATGGATTGATTTCTTAAAAAATTACAATCAAACTGCAACTGCCAAATCAGATGCGGCCAAAATTAATGAATATGATACTGTCAAATATGCACAATTTATAGTTGATCTAAATAGAAAACAATTAGCTATAGATGATGTCAAAAGTGTATTGACAAATCGATCTAAATATAATATAATATATTCTGATACTGATAGTTATCTATCTAAAGATCCCAATTTTATACCAATAGAAGAAGCAAGTTCTTCATTAGAAAGTTTATTCGCATGAAAGATTTTGAATACGTTATATCAGGTCCAGCTTATTTAAGATTGGGCTCTGAGCAATGTAACGCCCCTGAAGTATTAGAAATGATTTTAGATATGATGTCTAAAGTGTGCAATAATCAAAATAATCATAAATTTTCATTATTGTATAATGGTTTTACTGAAAAGAACTTTGGTGAAAAACTACAAAAGTATAGACCGTCTGTTTATAATATTCATGCTGACTCTGGTGGTTTGCAGATTATTACCAGAGGACTACCTAATACTCCTGAGACAAGAGAAAAAGTATATGTCAATCAGGGCACGTATGCAGATATTGGAATGTCATTTGATGAAATTCCTGTCAAGGCAACCAATACAAGTGGTAAATCTTCAAAGATTGATACCAAAAGAAGATTCTTTGATAAAGATAATTTTGAGGTGTATGCGAGGCAAACAGGTAAGAATGTTAAATCTCAAATTGAGACATATGATAGATTGGGAAGTAAGTGTAAGCCATTTGTTATTATGCACGGTGCCTCACATGAAACATACCAACAATGGGCAGAATTGGTTTTAGAAGAAGTGACACCTGCATTACATCATAGAATCGGCGGTGTTGCTATGGGATCGGCTGCACTTGGCATGGGTCAATTAGAAGATGTGAAACGAGCATTTTATGTTTCGTTGATGCCTTTTCCTAAACCATTTCATCTTCACGTCTTGGGTGTAGGTGCACTAAGACGTATGTTGCCTTATATTTTGTTTAGTCAGACAGGGCTATATGAGGATATTAATATTTCATATGATTCGACTACTCATTCTATGTCTTTGGACAATGGATTATTTTATTTCTCACATTATAAAAAATCTCCAGGTAGTATGTATGGCGGAACATCTGTAAAAATGGGAAGACCATTTTCGAATATATACAGAACAGTTGTTGCGGAAATTAATGCAGTATGCGGAACAGAATATACTGCAGAAGAATATCATGTACTAATGAATGTACCTGTTAGCGCATATATCGAAAAAGGTGGCAAATTTATAGATGTTATGCGAGCAAGACTTGCATTTATTTTAACGAATGTGCATAATTTTACATTAGATGTTTCTGAATTGACACAATCTAAAGAGCAATTTTTAAACTTCTGTAGAGAAAAGGATTGTGAAAATCAATATGCTTCTTTATTTGAAGTAAAAAATCTAGATGATTTTCTTTATTGGGAAAAGAATGTAGGTAAGTATATGGAATCAGAACCAGTCGCCCATGAGGCACCAACATCACTTGAGGATTTATTTGCATGAATATAGGGAACAAAATTTTGAAGAGTTTTATTTGGGTCACATTTCAAAAAGAGGGCATTCATAAATATCCTCAGGCCGCCACAGATCCTAAATTGGCAACAGGCGATTGGCTAGATGTTAGTTTTTTAGGAACACCGCACAGACATATTTTTCATTTTAGAGTGGAAATGGAAGTATTTCATGATGATAGAGATGTTGAATTTATTCAAGCAAAACGTATTATGGAGCGTTGGTATTCTGACGGGACATTGCAACTTGATTATAAATCGTGTGAAATGATGGCAAGAGATCTGCATAATAAATGTGCCGAGAAATGGCCTGATAGAGATTATGTAATCGAAGTTTCAGAAGACGGCGAAAATGGTTGTAGACTTTATTTTTTAACAGGTGAATTTAGTGAGTAAATTATATTATATGGGTTTAGAGCCCTATGAAGGTCGGTATACACTACAATTGCAACAATGGTCAGAAGCAGCTTTTAAAAGAAGAGGCATTGACTATGAAGTAATTCATGGTGATATGCTTGATTCGTCAAAATCTATTGTGACAGGGCAAGTTCTTGATGCACATGGTCGCAGTTATTTTTCTCTAACACAGATGGCAAAACTTGTTAAGAAAATGAAGATGGGCGAAATTACCATGGAAGATACTATTTTCTTTGAAGATATGTTTACTCCTGGTATTGAAGCCCTGCCATATATTATAGATCAGTTGCCATTTGAATATCATCCAAGAATTTTTGTTAGATGCCTAGCACAAACAATTGACCCAGATGATTTCCTTCATGTATGGGATATGCAAGAATGGATGGCTCATTATGAGAAAATGACCAATACCTTTGTAACAGGGGTACTTGCATCCAATGAAGAAATGGTTGCTCATATGAAA